CGGAGAAGGCGGCTACATAATGTTTGTGCCTTCATTCAACTACGAGATTGAGTACGATGACAGCTTTGTCATGACTAACTTCGATGAGCTACCCATGCTCACAGAAGAAGATGTCCAGAAGATCTACGACTTCAACAACGATGGTAAGGTCGAGACCCTCAGAGAGAAGCTGACTGAAGATCCCAGGGTAGAGGGCAGTCGTAACGATACGTTAGCCAGGCTGGTTGGCAAGTGGATTAAAGAAGGCTGGGGTATGCGCGAGGTCATGATCAAAGCGCATGACTGGAACCAGACATGTCAACCCCCAATGGACTTGGTTGAAACCACCAGGACAACTGCCTCGATCATCAGCGGCCACATCAAAAGACACCCAGAAGACGTTGACTCCGGTGTCCTGCACTGGAACACCTCGACATGGAACACAGAGATCAGTGAAGACCTGAAAGAAATACAAGAGGTTGTGGTCGAGGAAGAGGTTGAAGAGAAGCCTGAGTCTGGACCCTTGGGATTACTGCCATTCAGCGACAAAGAATGGTTAGAGCTCGAAGACAATAACATCGAGCAGTTCTGGGGTGATGCATTTATATTTGAGAAGAGCAGGGTGCTGTTGCTGGGTAAGCCCAAGATTGGTAAGTCAAACTGGCTGGGCGCTTTCGCTGCGGGAGCAACGACAGGCACAGACTTCATGGATGTGCCGTTCAGTAGACCGCTCAAGGTGGTGTGGTTTCAAGCAGAGATCATTGCCGAGTTCCTCAAGCGCAGGATTGAATTGTATTACAGACGGTTTGCAGGGGATGATGATCTCAGGCGAATGGGATTTGATAACCTGATCATCAGTGGTCGGCTACGAAAGAACCTCATGAAGGACGCAGACATACAGGCGTTCAGTGATGAGGTGGCGTTTCATGAGCCTGACATCGTGATGATTGACCCTGTCATTAACTTCTTTGACGGGGAAGAGAACAACAACAGTGACATCCGTAGGCTGATGGACCGGATCGATATGCTCATGGAGATGAACAACGTGTCGGTTATCCTGGCCCATCACACTGGCAAGGAACGAGCGGATGACAAGACGTTCATGTCAGCACGGGGTGGTAGTGTATTCGCAGGATGGTTTGACTCAGGCATCAAGCTCAGTGGAGAGAAGCCTGAAGTCAGCATGTTCTACGAAGCGCGTAACGCACGGGAACCTGAAGAACATCTCGCTCACTTCAACTTTGATGAGGGCATGTGGAAGGTTAACGAGTGGACACCAAGAGAAAAGAAACAGTTAAGTGATGAGGATGAGATAAAGATAGCGAATGTGGTGGTTAGTTCAATGAGCAGCACAACATTCTATAGGCGCAAAGAACTTGAGATCCTAGCACAGCAAGCTTTGAGCGATGAGAAGCTACCAAGCGGTAACAAGGCCGCACAGAAAGCTGTTAGCTATGTGCAGAAGTACAAGGGTAATATAGTCAAGACGCATGCAGTGCCTGGTCAGGCAGTGTGGCACTATCTTGAATCAAACGAAATGCAACGACCTTGGGAGGTTGAGTGATGAGCGAAAGTATTTCTGGAAAAGAGCTGACAGCAGCCGATTATAAAAAGTTAGCGGAGGAGGACCAGGACCAATGGGTTACTTATGGCCCAAGGGGGCTGGTAGACGAGGCTAAAGGACTAGCGTCTGTATCTGGTATCGATTTAAGCGTAGCGATGACCGCTTGTGTGGAGTCAAAGCGAAACTATGAACTTCAAATGATTAGAAAAGCATTATATGACATCAAAGCTAACCGTAATTAGCCTCATGGATGAGTGCGATGGGATGTGCGGAGTATGATTCACTATCATGGTGTCCCCTTTTCTGGTGGACTACAAACAGAAGTAGCTTTGCAGGGCAGACATGGCTTTGTCAGTTTTGCACATCATCAAAGCATTGGTTTGGTAGCCGAGCTCTGTCAATCATTCGCCATAGACAATGGTGCGTTTAGCACATGGAAGTCTGGCAATTCATTTGATCTTGAGGGCTATGCAGAGTTTGTTAATTTCTGGCACAGGCACCCAGGATTCGATTGGTATGTGATGCCTGATGTCATCGATGGTGATCATGTTGAGAATGAAAAGATGCGAGAAGCATGGGCATCAACCGTTGATTGTGATGTGTGGGACAAGGGAGTTCCTGTTTGGCATCTTTCGGAACCTTTGGAGTTGCTTGATAAGTTGGTGGACTCATATCCTAGGATAGCTTTTGGTTCTTCTGGAGAGTATTCAACAATCGGTAACGAACCTTGGTGGAACAGGATGTCTGACGCAATGGATATCTGTTGTGATCAGGAAGGTATAGCCAGGACAAAGCTGCATGGGCTACGCATGCTGGACCCAACAGTATTCTCCCACTTCCCATTCTCTTCAGCCGACAGCACAAATGTTGGCAGGAATTGTGGTATGGATGGTAGATGGAAAGGCCCATATGTAAGCGGCCTCAGCAACAGAACAAGGGCGATGGTTTTGATGGACCGAATTGAATCTCATGCCTCGGCATCGACATGGAATCGAACAGAGCATGGGTATAAGAACTTTGAGTTGATTGGATGAAGAAAATTATTTTATTAAGTGGTGGATTTGACAGCGCATTGATACTAGCTGATGAATCCAACAAAGATCCCAAGCATGAGATCTATGCATTGAGCATTGATTACGGTCAAAGACATTATGTTGAGCTCGATTATGCAGAGAAGCTCGCTGAAAAGTATGGCGTTGTGCAGCACAGGATCATCAGTATGGCACTCCCCTATGACTCAACGCTTACTGGAGGAGAGATTATTAAATCAGGCCCACCTGTTGTCCCTAATCGGAATGCAATCTTCCTGGCCCTGGCAATTGGATGGGCAGAGACACTGGATTGTCATGATATTTATATTGGGTCAAACAAGGATGATCATGAAAACTTTCCTGATTGCAGGCGTGAGTTCTTTGATCGACAGGAGGAGGCTTCGCTTTACCCTGTGCGTATACATACCCCTCTGATCAACTCGACAAAGGAAGATCTGTTTCAGGAAAGGGAGGCGTTGAATGAGCATTATCATCTTTATTTGGAGGAGACAATGAGCTGCTACAACGGCACTAATTGTGGCGTGTGTGATGCCTGTCTGCAAAGAAATGTATAGCGTCAAAGAAATATTTTATACCCTTCAGGGCGAAGGGATTAACGCAGGAAAGCCAGCGGTGTTCTGTCGTTTTGTGGGCTGCAACCTTTGGTCAGGGCAGGAAAAACACAGGGACGATGCTGTCTGTAAGTTTTGTGATACTGATTTCCTTGGTGGGTTTAAGGTTCCTACTGCATTTGAACTGGCTGAAAAGATACATGAAGCATGGTGGAGACCGTCATCAGATAACCTGTTGGTTGTACTGACAGGGGGTGAGCCTGGTTTACAAGTTGATGAGAAGCTAATCAGTAAGCTACATGGTTATGGATTCTCTATTGCGATTGAAACAAATGGAACTGTAGATTTACCTGATGGGATTGACTGGATCTGTGTTAGCCCCAAGGCGAATACAGAACTTAGGGTAACGAAAGGGGATGAGCTGAAGCTAGTCTACCCACAGGAGAGTGTGGACCCTAGTCAGTATCTGGACCTGGACTTCAAGCATTTTTTGCTTCAACCCATGGATGGTGATCGAATCGAGGAGAATACAAGGGATGCGATTGAGTATTGTAAGTCAAACACTCAGTGGAGACTAAGTACACAGACGCATAAAACAATAGGTATAAGGTGAAAAAAACCTCACTGTCATAGAGAGAGTGGCCTCAGTTTTAGGGGAGTAACTCAAGGGGTTCTGACAGTGAGGTTACACCCAAAGCAAAAGGGTGAGCGCATCTTAACACCGAGAAAGGAAAATAATCAATGCCGAAAGTAACAATTGAAGTAGAGTTAACAGAGGAAAGAATCAATCGAGTGATTGAGATGTTCGAGGAAATGGATGAAACCCTGGCTGAGATGAGGAAGATCTCGCAGGAGTTGAAGGACTTGAGTGAGATGGCATTCAAGGAGCTTGCCCAAAACAATAGTGGTGATATGTAAGGGGTATGTGGTGATGTGTAAATATCAGTTAGGAGGGAAAGTTAAAGTAAATTCTAGGTGCGGTATCGACTTACTTTTGGGCAAAAAGGTAGGGTCAAGGGGCGTTTTGCGATTTGACCCTACCCCTGTGGATAAGTCGGTAAGTTGTTGATTTATATAGTAGGGTCAGTAGGGTCAGTAGGGTCAGAGTGACCCACCGTGACCCTTGACCCTACGCCTTGTAAGTTATTGATTTATAAGGGTGGGTCAAGGGTCAGTAGGGTCACCTCTAAAGAGGGGGAGAGAACTCTTAATAGTTCTCCCCAACGGGAACCCCCTTCTCCCCTCTTTGAGGAAGGAAAAAAAAATGAAAAAATTTTTTGGGATGGAAGCGAAAATGAGAATGAGATATCCAAGTTCGACTCCGGTTAGCAAGTCGAAAGAAAAGCTTAGGCAGGAGTTCTCTGACATGGTGGATGAGTATGTGAAGAACGGTGGCGTGATCGAGCAGGTTCCGATTCACGTTAATGTTCAAACTCGAAAGTCGAAAACCAGGCCGGGGTTTGATCGGGAAAAAATATTGTTGAATGAAGAAAAACATTTGAATTAGAATCGCAAGCATGACTACCGCACAAAAGCTACAGCCGATTGAAGTTGATGAAGATATTTTAAATGATCCTCATCAGCATGCGCTGAGGAAGGAGCGAGAGATTCCTTTGAGCAAGATGCAACAGAAGTTTGTGCAGTTGTATGTCTA